CTCGAGATGATGTGGAACGCCGATGTGGGAGAAGCGACGAAGCGGTTCCTCGGATTCCCATCTACTACACCTCCTCCGAAATAGCTTGGTGGGGGGTATCACTCCCCCCACTCTCGTCCTTGTGTCCCCTCGCGTTGTAACCCGCCCTCTTGAGGGCCTTGTACAACGTCGTCTCATCCAACTCCAACTCCCTGCTCAGGCTTAGCACGCCCTGCGTCTGGACCCGCTCTAGAAGGGCCGGCGTGATCTCGAGCTTCAGGTTATTCGCTCCGCCTGGCGGCTTGGGCCGTATGTCGTGTCGCTTCAGCTCGGCACGGACCGTGTTCACGCTAATGGCGAACCGCATGGCCAGTTGCCCCACGCTGTGCTTGTTGTACAGCACCGTCCACATGTGCTGTGGGTCCTTGTATCCCAACTCCTGCGCTATTCGATCCCACTGAATGGCCATCATGGCTCCTAGGTGTTGAAAGCCCATCCCTCTGTTGTTAGGAAGTACGTATGTGTGGGCGCGTCGTATTCGACGAGGCCTGCGGACTTCAGGGTTTCCATCAGCTCACGGAACTCCCTCTGTCTCATCCGATTGCTGTTCAAGCGGAGCCAGTCGCTGTGGAGCATCTTGCCTCCCTTCCGCTTGAGCTGCGTGAGCAGTCTCGACTGATCCTCCCCGAAGGCGTTCTGGTTCATCTCTCCAAAGGCGCCTGGGAGGAACAGTTCCAGCCATTCCAGGATCTGCAGCGCCCGCTTCAGGTTGGCAGGAGTGAGGACCAAGGAACTTCCGCCACTCGCACTGAGGATCATGGCGAGACGGATAAGGTGATCCGGCTTCCGCTCGCTGTAGCCGGCGAACTGCTTGTCCGTGTTCCCTGACTCCCCCCGATTGAGGTACCAGTGGTCGTACCACTGCTCCGCTTCCTCGGTCATGTGGAACTCCCCACGGAGCTCGTGGAGTTCTCGGAGCCGTTGGACCAGCCGCGACTCCAGCTCCTTGTTCATGGCCGGGGGACGAGGGAAGATCCGTGGAGTGTCGTGTTGGATTACGAAAAGGAGACGGGACATGAACCCCCCACCAAATGCGTCCCTCGGAATGGCGGTCTGGATCCAGTCCATGGTGCTACACGCTAGCATCGAGAAGGCCGCGTTGTAGAGGATCACCTCTCCCCTCGTGATGGTGACGCTCTTGAACTCCTTCGGGCAGTCGAAGAGCGCCGTAAGGAGGGGGATCATCCCCTCCTGGTACTTTTGCTTGCCGAGGAAGACCGCGAACTCCGGGGCGTAGATCGTAGCGATGGACTCCGTCTTGTCTTGGAAGGCAGCAGTAAGAGCTTCAGGGGTAGCTTTGTCTGCAAGTACAGTTCCACCCCCCTTGCGCAGGAGGGACATTGCAACATTGCAAGCACTTGTCTTCCGGCACTTCCCGGAGGGTGCAACGATAAGAACTGCAAGGTTAGGGTAGATTTGATACGCCCCTTTGTCGTAGTAGACGTTCCGGCCCAGCACGCTTCCAATAGCGACACATCCGGCGAAGAAGTGGAAGACATCAGGCGGCTCCGTGTTGAGGGTGAAGAGCATGTAGTCCGCAAGCCAGCTCTGCGCTGGCACCAGGGACATGAAGTCGGGGATCCGCTTCTTCTTCATGTCCAAGGCAGTAGAGAGCTCCGCGTCCGTGAGGTGGAAGCTGTGTTGCATCGCACGGAGTAGTTCAGGCGGGCGAGAGGCGGGTGGGAGCAACAAGACCCATTCTAGGATCTGGTTGTACAGGGCGCCACCACGTACGTCGTTGACTCCGGCGAGGAACTCCATCAGCTTCGCGATCTGCTGGCTGATTGGGAGTGGCGTCGCCTGCTTCATGCGAATCTCCTGAGATACGCCACGTTGTAGTACGTGCACGCCAGCTCCTCCTTTGTCAGGACAGCGTCCATCCGTAACGGCCCCGTTCCCCGTAAATCGATCCCCGGCTCGAACCGCTTCAGCTGTTGCCCGAACTTGATCGGCTTACTGGTGTCCACGCTTGCCTTGATCCCTTGCTCCTCGAGGATCGTGCGGATGCTCTTCAGCTCGGACAGGGTGTTCACTCCGAGGAGGTGGTGCCGTACCTCGTATCGCTTGAACTCTTGGATGTGCGTCCGGATCCATTCGCTACGTGGCTCCTTGAAGGGCCAGAAGAACCAGCTGCAACCTCGGCTTAGCGCCGCCGCTATGAACTGGCTCCGGACGTTGGGATCTCCTCCCGTAACCACGATCCCGACCTGGAACTCCTTCTTGAACACACGGAGCGTCTCTTCATACTGCTCCCAGTTCCACGTTCTATCTCCGAGCCGGTCTGGCGCAACGACCACTGTGGGCTTAATCGCCCTCGCGGCCAAGCGGAGCTCGACTGGACTCAGGGGCACTCCCAGCTCGTGGAAGCTGTTGTCAAGGATTACCTCTCGTCCACGAGCACTCATCTCCCTGTAGAACTCGGCGTAGAGCTTGTTGTCCAGGACCATGTGAGCGAGAGCGAAGTCCATCTCGCACAGAGGCGAGAGGTCCCAAAGGTGTTCGACGGGAATCTCCATACACAGCTTCACTTCGCCACCTCTACATTCACTTCGACACAGATGCTGCCCACTACCTCCCGATGCCGATTCTTGTCCAGGAGGAACGCGATCACGGTGCCACAACGGATACACTGATACGCTGGGTGGATGGTCTCCTCACCTCGTCCCTGGGTCGACACGTTGTAGACCTTGGTGAAGCAGCCGCAGTTGCACGTCGGGCAGACGTTGTGTGTCTCCCGTTCAATTTCCCGAATTTTCATAGTCCGAGCTCCTTCCGAAAGTTCATCTGTGCTTCCCCTTCCAGCTTCGTCTCCATCCAATTCCTCGGCCCGTAGCTCGGCTCTGCGGGCACGCGCCATCCGTGAGGATAGAACTTGCGCACTGTAGCTGGATCGCGTGAGGCGTCCACGATTTCCGGCCATGAGCGTTGCATCACACTTGTGAGACATTCCGTGGCCTCCTTCACTACATCCCTGTGGCTCACAACCACGAGCTCGTCGTGCACGGTAAGCCTTACACTCGCTCCGTGTGGGAGCTGCTCGTCCGCTTCCCGTATGGCGACGTACATCATGTCCGCTCCCGTGCTCTGCGGAGGGAAGTTGTACATCTCCGTCACTTGCCTGGTGTACCACCACCTCCGTCGGCCGAACGGGTTAGCGAGGAAGTGCTGTCGCTCGACCTGTTCCTCGAGGGACTTGCGCCACCGTTCGTACACGTGGTACTTGTTGAAGAAGCGGAGCAGGAAGGACTCGACCCACGACTTGGTTGTCCCGAGCTGCTGAGCGATTGACTGTGCTCCCCGTCCGTAGCCGAGGCCGTACACGATGAACTTCGTGGCGTAACGGTAATTGTACTGCTTACCGGGAACGAGGTCTCGGACTCGAGAAAGAGGTAGACCGAAACCCTCTGCGGCCGTAACCTCGTGAATGTCCTGACCAGCCGCCAGAAGTCCGAGACCGTAAGGATCGCCAGAGAGTGCCATTGCAATTCGCCACTCGACCTGGCTCCAGTCCACGCTGATGAAAACGTGATCTGGATCGTCCGGGATGTAGATCTCCCGGAGCTTCTTCGGAATGTTCTGGGCGTTCGGATCCCACGAATTGATACGCCCAGTTGCCGCTTTAGCACACCCGAAACGTGGGTGGACGAAGCCCTGCTCATCGGTCTTTACCTCTAGATTCGTGCTGACGGTGTGGTGAGCGCTTCGGATCTCGTTGATCAGGCCCAGGATCTTGTTCTCCGGGAACTTCTCGACCAGCGCTTCCACCGCCGCCGCGTTCGCCGTAGCACGCATCCCGCCCTTCTGGTCCTTCACGTGTTGAACGGGAAGGCCCATGGTGTCGTACAGGAGCTTCATCAACTCCCTGGGGCTCTGCACGTTGAGGTTAGGCTGACCCACTGCATCCCGGAGCATCTGTTCGTAGCGGCCTGCGGCCGCGGTCATTCCATGTGCCCAGAGTTCCGCTTTGTCCGTGTCCTTCCGAATTCCACGGTCGGCCATGCGACGGAGGATCGGTTGCAGGGGCATCACGTTCTTGTATAGGAGGTCATCCATCCCCATGTTGTGGATCTCAGCGCGAAGGCCCAGGTAAGCACGTGTGGTCGCGTCCACGTCCTTAGCGCAGCCAGTGGCCAGTCCAACCTCATCACCCTTGTACATAGAGTCATCTTTCCAGTGCTCCATGTCCGTGTAGAAGGTCTTGATGTTGTCCAGCGACTTCGGAAGGTCGGAGTTTGTAAGGTGGAACATGAGCATCGTGTCACAGGTGTTAGGCGCTACGCGCCATTCTCCTTGTCCGCTGCGGCCGAAGGCCGCTTCGAAGAGGGGCCAGTCGTAGGATTCGGAGTTTTGTCCGACTTTAACAATCGTAGGATCTGAGAGGAGCCCGTAGAGTAGGCGCTGAGCTTGAGGGGTCCAGCGGAAAACCCTAGCACGACCTGCGGCCGACCCGACGCCGTAGCATTTGATGTGAGCTTCATGGACGTCGAGGCTCGTTGTCTCGGCGTCGATCGAGACGAAGCCGGTGAGTTCGGCTTCTCTTCTAACAGCATCTGCGTGATCCTCAGCATCAGGGAGGATGGAATACTCCACGTCGATGCGACGGACTTCCCGGAACCGCGATTCCCTCTTCGCTTTGACCAGGTCCCAGACGACGACCGGCCAGAACGTTTGTGTACGCATGACGAACGCGGGGTGAAACGTGGGGAGAACCTTCCTTCCTCCAGCGCCCTCAATAGGTATCCCGCGATAGCTACCGATCTCTGTCTTTCCTGTAGTGACGTAGAGCGCAGTCGCTCCGAGAGGGACGAGGAGTTTGGGGTTGACGAGTTTGAGCTCGTTGACGAGGTAGCGGGCACACCATCGGATTTCTTCATCGTCTGGCTTCCTGTTCTTGGGTGGCCGACATTTCACGGCATTGGTTATGTAGACCTCGTCACGGCGGATGTCCGCTTGGCCCATCAGCGCAGTGAGCACCCGGCCAGAGCCACCGACGAAGGGGAGGCCCCTACGGGCCTCCTCCTCGCCGAGTGCTTCGCCGATGAACATCATATCGGCATCCGTGGGTCCGACACCATAGGCGTACCCCTCACCAATCTCGTAGAGGGGGCACGCCATACAGTCGTCAGGCTTGGGTCCCGTGATCAAGCGCTTCTGGCACACTGGGCACAACCCAGTGTTCGGGTGCAAATCCGAGGTTGCGGATTTGCCATCCGGGCCGGACTTGCAGACGGAGTTTTGACACTTCACATCTTCCTCCGTCTCTTGTTATCGTCTATCCAACCCTGGACGGAGTCCATCATCCCGTCACGCTCAGAGTTGGAGATCCAGAACACGGCTCCCTCTCCCTTCGGGGCAGCTTCGTGCTCTCCGAACGGGACGAGGAACAGGCCCCATCCCCACCCTTCCGGGACCTCCTCGTCGATCAAGGTGGCCAGGGTACGCAGTGCCCGCTCGATCTCTTCGTTCCGGACTTGGTAGCGTTCGTCCGTTGGTGGGGGGTAACGTTTTCCCTTGTGTGTTTGCTTCATCTGGCCTCCACACGTGGATACCCGATCATGCGGAGGAACTCATCTCGGGTCGGGTGATTGGTCATGAAGAGGCCCCTCATGGCGCTGCTGACGACGTCCGCGTCGCTACGGACTCCCCGATGGCGCATGCAACCATGCCGCCCCACA